GGTTTCTCTGCTGTTCTTTGTGCTGTTTTAGCAATTTCTACATTGCTTGCTTCATCCTCAGATGGTGTTGCGTTTCCACCCTCCTGTAAGGTGTGATACTCATTGGGAGAACATATTAATGATAGGTCACAATCAAAGAAACTAGTAAGTGAACTAATAAAACTAAGTGCAGACGCAATATCAAATCCGCCACCACCTAATGCACCGAGACTACCAAGATTTGGAATACTAGGAAGACTTGGAAGATCTGGAATATTTGGTAGTAGAGGACCATCACCAGTTGTTGATTGATTTCTTGGTCTAACACCAACCTTACCTGCTGCTGCAGATCCAGATACACCAACATCATTCAGAGAAGTTTCAATATCTTTCACGATTGGCAATACCGCAGCATCAAAGGTATTAATAATATCATTCAAATTTTCTCCTAAGATTTCACCAACTATTTCTTCAGCATAACATAGAGGAGTGGGATTATACCTACTAGAGATTTCATCATCTCCATCAGCAAACCAGGGAATATTTGCAAATTGATCTGTTAAAAATGGTTGAACAGATGCTGGTGCTGGACGACCTTGTGCTCTTTTTGCAAAAGAATTTTTCAAAGATTTTTCAGTAGAATCACATAGAGAAAGACCAATCTTGTTAAATAAACATTCAATCAGTTCCAATCCTTTGACCAACTTATCTAGAATTTCAATTCTAATTGTTGGGGGTGAGATATTGAATATTGGTTGCAAAACTTTTGTGAATAAATCAGTTACAAAATCTTGCACTAAGGCAATCATTGCTCTTAAAAATTTTGCAATCTCACATGAGAAATTTTTTATCAAGGCATCAATATCATTGACTTGATTGATCAAACCGTTAGCAACATTGATACCAGAACTAATAGCACTTACATATGTCTGTAATCCACTTTGTAGTTTTTGAATCTTCTTTGTCAATTCACTTATGAGAGTTTGAATCCCTTTCATGGGAGACGTTTGTCTTGGATCTGTACACCATATTGGATGTTTTCTTTTTAATACCTCATCCTTTCTTTCATCTGCCGCTGTCTTCTGATGTGGAGCAGCTGGACTCTCTTTAGTTGGGGCAACATCTTCTGCTGGTGGATTGTTAGGATCATCCCCACCAGTTGGTTGCCCATCGGGACTAACTCCAGATGGTCTCTCAGTCAACAGATCATCATCAGCAACTTTATCTGCTCCACCACTCTGAGAGGTAAAGTTTTGACCTTCGGTTGCTCCTGTTTGAGTTGACTTTGGAACCTGTGCGTTGGCACCAAGGATACCCATGATCACGGGGATCTGCTGATCCTGTCCGTCAAGGAAAAATCCAAAAACAAAATTACCCTGTTTAATACCAGGTGTTTGATACGACTTTCCTTGTCCACCACCAGAGGTGACAGGATACATTACCTGAGCCCATGGGAGTTGATCAGAAGGTATTGTTGCCTCACCCTGATCATGTAAACCAATAATTCTCACCTTATATCTGTATCCCCAACCGGGGATTTCATCAGATCCTTTGTGCTTACTATCCTTTACATTCTCCTTCCACACGGATTGATCAGCAACCTGACCAACCCACCATAGGAAGGATCCTCCTAGAAATCCTGGATTAAATAGTGCTCCTCCTTCCATCAGTCCTCATAAATCCTGCATTCATCTGCATCCGGATTTTCGTCACAATACATTTCAAGTGGGGTAGGATCATGGTTCTCATCTGGATGAGATGCTTGATACAGTTCGAGATGATGTAGTTCGTCTTCAGTATGACGACGCATTTGTGGAGAGAGTGTAGGATTCTCTAGGAGATCCTTATCATCATTAATATGTTGTTGAATAGATTTATTACTCATGATTCTTAATTTCTTTTAGTGTGGTTTCCTTTTCTTCCTGAAGAATCTCTAACCAGTTTTAGTTGTGTAAATGTTCCTGTAGCCGTATAGTGATGACACATATCGGATATAATATATATGCCCCCAGTCTGTTTGTCAACAGTGTCATTTTTTGTATCTCTTGAAAGTTCTGGGGAGTCAACATAAATGGCATCGCCAGCATGTAAGGACAAATCTGCTGCAGTGGTTATAGTCACAGATGAAGAATACAATTGATTATACCTCATAATAGACTGATTGATAGTCTTTTTAATTTGAGCGTTTTGTTCTGCTGACTTTTCTATCTGCTGACTCGATGATCCTGATGGTAGAGTTCCTGTGTCAAGGAGATAATAAGTTGTCCTTGAAAATTCTTTCTTCTGATCTGGTGAATCAAATTCTTCATTAAATTTAGGGAGATCTTTACCTGCTAATTTTAAAGACTTTTTCTTTTCTTCTGCAGTGAGGGTGTCAACATTATAAACACATGAGAATGGATCAAAAGTTACTATTCGTGTTGAGAATGCACCCATCTCAAACTTTCTCTGGACATTGACTCTATTATCTCTTTCAAATTCAAGTGCCTTCATATCATATCCAGCAGGGACTTTCTGTCTATCAGGTGAGTCATTATACATGACTGACTTCTTCTGCTTTTGTGCCAGTAATCCATCAATAGATTTAAAATTAAATCCCTCAGAAGTCTCAAAGAAAAAATATCCGGCACTCTCTCCACTCTTCTGATTCTGTGCCGATACGGCCATTTTAGATAACCAATTAATTGTATAGTATGGTTTCTTATTATTACCAAAGAAGTTATAATTATTTGAAGTCTCTTCAATGTTTATTTTTTTCTTTGTCTCCAAACCATTTCTACCACCACTGGTGAGAGCACTTCTTACATGATCAGATATCCTACCATCAAATCTCTTATTCAATCTAGACTTTTCATTAAGGATAAATTCTTTGGAAACTAGATCAAGTGAGAATAAACCCTTTGTGGATGAGTCACTGAGTGGAGTTGCCTTATTAACGTACAAAGTTAATTTTAATTTCTGATCATTATTATCTACAAGTTCTAACTCTACCTTCTCAGTTCCAACGAGGGGTAGTCCTTCAAAGACAGTCTTACCATTTACAGCATTTCCAGTATCAGCAAAAACTACTGTTGCCCTGATACAATCCTGCATGATACTTTCATAATATTGAAACTGAGAGATGCCATTCGCAATGTCACTACTAGTCTTTCCATTATCTTTATTAGAAAAGATAACTAACTTGTTAATGGATGCAGGTTCTGCCTGTTTTGATATTACTGGGGAGTTTGCCATTTAGTATTACCTCTTACTACTATTTACCCGGTCGCATAAAGAATCTTACTCCAATCATTACTACTACCACCAGATTGAGATGCTGCAAGAGTAGACATTTGATTGGATGTTTCAGGTGATTTTGCAGGGATGGGAACAGGGATGAATTGAACACCACCCTGCTCATAATTTGCATAGTTTCTCAATACTTTGAGTGCTCCAGAATAATCTGCTTCGTTTAGAGCATCTAAGAATCCGGGGAAGTTATCTTCTAATGCTTTTGTAGAGTCGGCATCAAGGACGAACTCAGGCTTACCCTTGTTCACAAACATTCCCTTACCAATCATACCACCATCATCTTTTGTCTCAATGTGCATATGTTCTGGGTGCCCATGTCCTCCAGGACCATTCTTTCCTGTTTGATCTGCTATACCCCAACTATCATGAATGAGAAGTCTGATGTTGTTACTTGCTCTGTTTGAATACAGTTCATCAAGAACGGTTCTATATCTTGCCTTAGAATCCTCAAGAGACCCTCTGTGATCAGTAACATCAAGTGCTCTACCTTCATAATGACCACGACCTTGGTGAACATTAGAGACACTCCCTCTTCCTGGAGTATATCTGCCACCAGAAGTATCTTTAGTAAAGTCTGGGTGTTCTGCAACAGCAAATCCTTTACTTCCAAGACTCCTACCAATCGCTCTAATATTACTTCCACCAATACCCCTAACACTAGGATCGCGTCCACCACCCGTTATATCACTATCTACATTCGCATCCTCACCAAAGAAGAACTTGGTGAAATTAAATCCTTCATCACTCTCAGGAGGTGGATTCTTTGCTGGTGGGAAGAATGATTTTAACAATAATGGTATGAATGAGAAAGGATTATATAACTGAAGTATATTCGGAAACTTATCAAT